CACCGTTTGGCTTCAGAATGAGTCAGCATAACCCCTCCCGATATCGGTTACCTGTTTAAGCGTAGCTAGCCGGGAGTGATTCACCAGGGTTTTTGATCAGTAAAATGCAACACGTTTTTACAGAGGGGTGGATGCAAGTCATTAACAGAGATATCGCCTAAAAACGGGGAGAAAAGAGAGGAATATGGCGATCGTTTTGGGGCAGATTTTACGGTGAATAAAAAAACGGGAGCCCATCGGCTCCCGCTTTCTTTTAACCCAGAATCTGGATTACATGTTCGCGATAATCGCGTCGCCAAACTCTGAGCATTTCAACAGCTTAGCGCCTTCCATCAGACGTTCGAAGTCATAGGTGACGGTTTTCGCGTTGATCGCGCCTTCCATACCTTTAACGATCAGGTCTGCGGCTTCGAACCATTCCATATGACGCAGCAATACATTAAAGAATCAAACATAACCAACTGAATTAAATAAGTAAATCTTTAATATTCACTGATAAAACTGCTCTTACAGGGCTTTTGTAACTCATTGATTATCAATAGCATCACTCTAGTTTTGGGGAGCGAAATTCCATGAATAACTAAATGTTCGCGTAGCCCCTTCCAGAATTGACATCGTCTCATTTCCTTATGCTGACGAATCACGCATCATAGCCCTGCAATAAATCATAGAATTTACGGTGCGCACCTCTTTTTCTCCCTGCCCTATACTTTCAGTCTGACTGACTGGAGGTTTCTATGTGTGGACGTTTTGCACAAGCCCAAACCCGTGAAGAATATCTGACATACCTAGCCGATGAAGCCGATCGTGACATTGCATATGATCCGGAACCTATTGGCCGGTAAAACGTGGCGCCTGGTACCAAAGTTCTGCTGCTGAGCGAACGCGACGAGCAGCTGCATCTTGATTCGGTCCTGTGGTCATACGCGCCAGGATGGTGGGATAAACCGCCTCTGATTAACGCGCGCGTCGAAACGGCGGCCACCAGCAGAATGTTCAATTCTCTCTGGCAGCATGGCCGGGCAATCTGCTTTGCCGATGGATGGTTCGAGTGGAAGAAAGAAGGCGACAAGAAACAGCCCTACTTTATTCACCGCGCTGACGGTCAGCCCATTTTTATGGCCGCGATCGGCAGCACGCCGTTCGAGCGTGGAGATGAAGCAGAAGGTTTTCTCATCGTGACGTCAGCTGCTGATAAAGGTCTGGTCGACATTCACGGCCGTCGGCCACTTGTTTTGTCACCAGACGCGGCCCGGGAGTGGATGCGCCAGGATATAGGCGGGAAAGAAGCTGAAGAGATAGCGGCCGACGGTGCAGTGCCTGCTGAGGAGTTTATATGGCATGCTGTGTCGCAGGCAGTGGGCAATCCACGGAATCAGGATCCGAAACTAATTGAAGCTATTTTGTAAATGGATAATCATCAGCATGCTTAATACAAATGCATTAAGTATATGTCATTACAAAACGACAACTAAAAAAAATACCGTTGACTATCATTACGAACATCTAGCTTTTAGCATTAGCTTCTTTATTATCATGCCTGCCTTGCTGTGAATTTATGAAAATGGATCACTTCCGGAAAAATCTGTCAGGTTATAGCTTTTACACAACCAAGCAATAACCTGACAATAATATCAACCCATTATCAAGGAAGAATGACATCTAAATGCTTTAACAAAGTCCCATATGAATTATACATTAGCCTATAATCTGCCTGACGTATTATGTAAGGATCTCCATCCTTGCCTTTTCCTGTGTTATTTACAAAAGCAGCATCAGCATACCCCATATTATGAATACCAATATGTCTAATTTGAAATGCAAGCTTTAGATTATCTATATGTGAGGATATATTAGTAAAATCAAAGCCCTGACTATTCAGAACTTTAATAACATCATCAAAACGCTGGAAAAACCCAGTGCCACTTCCTTTTTGGTATCCATAACGGTCAAAGATACTTTTAAACATAAATTCAATATCTGAGCATAGTGATATTACGCAGACCTGATAAAGCCGATCATATATAGCAGGACTCATCATCATTCTGTAATCATACATTGTTTGAATACTTGAGCCCCAACCCAAGCCGACATTGATTTGTTGATTAAAAATAAATCGTTTATCTTCATCTACAATTGTACAGGCTTGTTTGAATAATATATTATTAGTACCCTCTCGCACACGGTCAAAATGCTCAAGAATTAATTTATTTGTAAAGTCAGATCTTTGCATGCCAAGCTCTCCTTTTTATAAAAAATATAACATCAAGCATAAAAATAATATTACAACTTATTTCCAGCCAATTATTAAATAAGGAATGAGTTTTTGCAACATAAACTTAATAAGTTATAAGTCTGAACCATTCCTTTACAATTTAATTAACTATAAATTTAATTTAAGTAAATATTTATCGCCAGACTGAACCGTAAGACTTATCAACTTATCTAACCCTTAGAATATCAGAATATCTTGTTGTATACCGTGGTGAAAGCATTTCACGTTTCATCTGCCACTTCCGCTGTACACCTTGCCCTGCAAAGTAGAGCGTTCCTTTCCCGCCTTTCGTGTTAAGGTGATCGAGTACCTCCATCAACCTGTCGCTACCAGCTCGCGGGGGGTTCTCGTCGAACAAGTTAAGCTGGGCCACCCCCTGACTGAAGAAATCACCCAGCATAATCCCTGCTTTCTGGTACCGGTGACCATCCTTCCAGATTTTGTCCAGGCACTTAACCGCGGCGTTGACAATGTCTCGTGTATCCTGTGTAGGAGTGAGAAGCTTCATTGACGCACTATTACCGTAATAAGGCTCGTTAAGCGCAAAGGGAGAGGTTTTCACGAAAGCAGAGATAAAACGGCAATACTGATGCTCGCCGCGTAGCTTTTCAGCGCCTCGGGCCGCATAACTGCAGATAGCCTGGCGCATCTGTTCATACTCAGTAACGCGTTCGCCGAATGACCTACTGCAGACAATTTCCTGCTTAACTGGTACAAACTCCTCCAGATCAAGACAAGGCTCGCCGCGCAACTCCCGGACCGTTCGCTCGAGTACCACGTTAAAGTGTTTACGGATAATCCATGTGCTTTGTTCTGAGAGGTTCAGAGCCGTTTTGATGCCCATGGCGTTCAGCTTCTTACTGATGCGCCTGCCGACGCCCCATACATCCTCCACAGGCACAATAGCCAACAACCGACGCTGGCGATCGATATTGGACAAATCGACCACCCCGCCCGTCTGCCGCTGCCATTTCTTGGCGGCGTGGTTGGCGAGTTTAGCGAGTGTTTTTGTCTGGGCAATGCCAACGCCAACGGTGAGGTGCGTACGCTTCAGAACCGTAGCGCGGATCTCCTTGCCGAACTCTGTCAGGTCCCGGTAGTTTCGCACTCCAGTAAGATCACAAAAAGCTTCATCGATACTGTAAATTTCGACGCGGGGGCTCATTTCTTCCAGCGTCGTCATAACCCGGTTCGACATGTCAGCGTAAAGCTCGTAATTGCTGCTGAAGCAAACAACGCCAGCGCGCCGGAAAAGCTCCTTTTGCTTGAAAAATGGCTCCCCCATAGTGATTCCGACCGCTTTTGCTTCTGCGCTGCGTGCGATTACACAGCCATCATTATTTGAGAGAACGACAACCGGTCGCCCTCTCAAATCTGGTCGGAATACCGTCTCGCATGATGCGTAGAAGGAATTTACATCACAGAGCGCGAACATGTTCAGCTCGCCGATTTAACGATGAAAGTGACGACGCCGAAAACATCCAGGGTATCTTCACTACCGATAATGATCGGACTGTAGGCGCTGTTCATTGGGTTAAGCTGGACGGTTGGCCGAAGCTGAAGGCGTTTTACTGTGAACTCACCTTCCACAGCGGCGATCACGATATCTCCATGATCCGCTGTGATTGAGCTGTCTACCACCAGCAAATCACCATCACTGATCCCCGCATCGATCATCGAGTCCCCGGCAGCCTTCAGGAAGTAGGTTGAACTCGGATGCTGAACCATTAACTCATTGAGATCGATACGCTGCTCGACGTAATCCGCTGCCGGGCTTGGAAATCCACACTGTACCAAATCGCTGAAAAGTGGGATCGCAATGACTTCTCGTAACTCTGCTGGTCTGTACAACTTCATAATGCACGCCTCGATACTGTTTTTATATACAGTAGTTGAATGGAAAAATCTGATCAAGGTGCGCTGTGATGCAGGCTGATTAATGCTTAAGCGGTTCGCTCGTAACCTTCTCATGCTACGACAAATATGCTTTTGTAAATATTTCCGCCCGCTTACTGTTCTGTGCCAGCCGGATTCCCTACTGGGAATTTTTTGTACAGAGTGCAGACCGCTACGTCGTAAATCAGTGCTACTTGCTTACGGTCCATGCCGTTCGCAACGAGTCTACCGGCTTGTGCCCATTGCTCCTCCGTCAATTTTGGCCTGCGACCGCCTATTCTTCCCTTCTCTCTCGCCGCGGCAAGACCAGCACGAGTTCTCTCGACAATTAGCTCCCTTTCCATCTCCGCCAGAGCGGACATGGTATGGAAGATGAATCTCCCCATCGGGCTGGAAGTGTCGATGCTGTCAGTGAGGCTGCGAAAATGGATGCCGCGCTGTCGCAGTTCGTCAACCAGAAGAACAAGGTTGCGCATGCTGCGGCCCAGTCGATCCAGCTTCCAGACCACCAGCGTATCGCCTTCATTTAATGTCCGGAGTAGCCTTTTTAGCGCTGGACGATTCGCCACAGTTCCGCTCATTTTTTCTTCGAATATTTGCTCACATCCTGCGCGTTCGAGCGCCTGCCGCTGGAGATCAGTATTTTGGTCATTTGTTGATACCCTGACATAGCCAATTTGCATGTTTTTCACCCAACATTTTTTGCAAAAAAATCAGGTGAAGTTATCGGCCAGGCACTTATCAGGCAATCTATAAAACCTCGGTTTAGGAGACAGCGCGACGAAGACCGTCGGAACCGCAACTGGGAACGTCATGCAGGTGGGTGCTTTTGGGTTAGGAGTTCAAAATACTCCGTACATGGATGCGACAGGGAATCCGGTATCGTCCTTACTATCAATCCAGGGCGCAGCCGATTACAACCCAGCCGGCACAACGGGAGTCACCGTTCTTCACATACCCCAGGGATCATATGGTTCCGATTTAGCAATGACTGCCGGTGGTAAGGCTCGAGGTTTTATTCGTACCTACGGCAATTATCAGGGTGGTGCCTGGTCAGAACTGTATTCAACTGCGAATACGACCAAAACCAGCGACGGGACACTTAAAGCTGCCTCTCCAGTTGTGCAGATCAATCATGATGGCGGTTATCAAGTTAATGAAGAGTCTGAGGGCTGCACCGTTACGCGCATTTGTGTAGGTCAGTACCTAATTGAAGGTTGCATGGGTATGAACGCGGATGCCTCGTGGGGCGGGAAAGATGGTGGTTTTGAGATACCAACAGACCGCAACAAGCAACCATTGATCTGGCTGGATTATGAAGTTAATGCTGATGGCTCGGTCCTGGTGAAAACCTATCATCGGCCGTATCCCACAGCGCCGGCGTTTGCCAGGAATGAACTGGATGGCGTGAGTGATGGCGATCCGGTTGATATCCCTGCAGACCAGTTCGTGAGCGTTCGCGTTGAGATGCCTTACGATTCAATTTTTAACCAACAAATTATTCAGCCTCCTCAGCCATAGTCTGTGCTTCTAATTCGCGGACACGAACTGTCAGTGCTTTAATCGCAGCAAGCGCATCGAGAACCAGAGGGTTTAGATCGAGCGTCATTTTCCCGGATTCTTCAGCGGAGTGGACGTACTGTGGATCTATCTTCTCTAGCTCCTGAGCAACCACACCGCGTCGAATCGTTTTATCTGCGTCAGCAAGGTAATAGAAGGTTTTAAAATCCATTGCCTCAATGTTCGAAAGCGACTCGTGTAAATCAAGATCACCAGTCACTTCCTTAAAGTTGATGTCCGAAGTTCCTGCCGCCTGGAACACTGTCCAGGGTACATCTGTTTTTGGTGTCTGAGGATTGGTATTTGTTAAAAATCGGCTGTACCCCGCGCCATTAGACGTTACCCACATTTGAGCAATTCGCTGCGTATTGTAAGAACTTTGATAACCGCAACCATTGGCTGGAGCCCAAAGGGTTAGCCCATCAGCGTCACTGATAAAAGATGCATTAGCGTCGTTTGGCTTATTCTGCTGAGGTGAACCTAACCCAAAAGCCCCCACCTGCATGACGTTCCCAACTGCGGTTCCGACATCCTTCGTGGCACTACTTCCCAAACCGAGGTTTGTGCGAGCGTCTTCCTTGGTTGTTGCGCCGGTACCGCCCTGGTTAACTGCAAGTGCCCCATTAGTCCCTTTTTGCAAAAGTTTCCCGATAGCAGGGATCGTTAAACT